CGGGAGCGCCCGCCAGTGACGCTGCCTAAATTTTCATGGGATAAGGAGAAAGAAGATGATTTTAACGGAAATGGCAGAGACGCTGGAAAAAGCGTTGGCAAGAATTAAGGAACTCGAGCTTCTGGTGGCCGTCCGCGTCCCGCGCAGGGATTACGACGCGATCGTCAAGAGCATGTCGGTGTGCCAGAACACGATCGAGAGCCTGATGGTGGCCCTGTTCAAGGTTAAGCCAAAGAGCCAAGAGGTCGCCGACGCCCGCGACATCCTGCAGTATCTCGAGCATCTGATTCAGAACAATACCCCGATGCAGGACGAGGTCTGGATCGCCCGCGATAAAGCCCGCATTGATATGCTCAAAGCCGAGCGCATGAAGCGGCCAGCCGAGATGTTGGGCGAGAGGGCTTCGATTGAGGAAAGGTTTGAGAATAGGAAAAAAGTCAAAGGAACCGTCAGGAAGGATTATAAGCCATGAGGGAGGAAATGGCCGAGAAATTGCGTAAGGCTTATTGGGAAAGCAGGACAGACCTCGTCGATTCTTGGCATAAATCTGATCATGAAGCCAAGCAAGCTTGGCGACGCGTGGCTGACGTTGCCATAAGCATGATCGAGACAACTGTGGCCAATGCTCGTCCGCCAGAAAATACCAGAAAGATGCGGCAAGCGCTTTGGACCATCATTGAAGAGGCTCAGATAGCCCTAAAGGCAGATTAATGACCTTTATGGATGTCGATGGCGAGCGGATCAACGTCAAAGCCTCATTATATGAGGTTAATAAAGAACTTTGCGAGAAATCCCTCGTGGAGTTCATCAAGCAGGCGTGGCATGTTATCGAGCCCGGGCAAGAATATGTCCACAACTGGCACATTGATGCCATTGCCAAGCATCTGACCGCCATTACCAGAGGCATGATGATAGATGATGAGCAAGCTTACAATCGCCTGTTGATCAACGTCCCGCCGGGCGCAATGAAGTCCCTCTTGGTATCCGTCCTGTGGCCTGCATGGGAATGGGGGCCGCGGAACATGCCTTACCTGCGGTATGTCTGCGCCTCGCATGCCATGAACCTCGCCATCCGCGATAGCACCAAGATGCGCCGGCTGGTGACGTCGGAATGGTATCAAAGTTTCTGGGGCGACCGCGTCACGATCACGGGCGACCAGAACGAGAAAATCAAGTACGAAACGACCGCTTCCGGCTTTCGGCAGGCGGTGGCTATGACCGGCATGACCGGTGCCCGCGGTGACCGCGTGATCATCGACGACCCGCACTCGGTGGCTTCGGCCGCCTCGGAAGCAGAGCGCAACACCACGATCGAGACGTTCGAGCAGGCGATCCCAACCCGCCTCAACAACCCAGCGACCTCGGCCATCATCGTGATCATGCAGCGCCTGCACGAGGAGGATGTGTCCGGCGTGATCCTCGAGAAGCAGCTCGGATACGACCACATCATGATCCCTATGGAGTACGACCCCGATCGTGCCGTGCCAACCATGCTAGGCTGGAAAGACCCTCGGTGGCAGAAAGGTCAGCTCTTCTTCCCTAAACGGTTCCCGCGGCATGTGGTCGAGCGCGACAAGCGGATCATGGGGAAGTATGCCTCGTCCGGCCAGTTCCAACAGCTGCCGACCCCCGAGGATGGCGGTATTATCAAGCGCAAGCATTGGAACTTGTGGGAGGAAGAAAAATACCCGCCGTTTGACTTCATCATGGCGTCACTCGACACGGCTATGACCGAGAAGAAAGAAAACGACCCGTCGGCCATGACGGTCTGGGGCGTCTGGACCGATGACCCCAAGACCCACGCGACCCGCATGCTGAACCGCGACGGGCACATGACGCACATTGTACGTACATATGACGAGCGGGAAGTGCCGCCCCGCATCATGATGATGCATGCATGGTCGAAGCACCTTGAGATGCCCGAGCTGGTCACAGAGGTGGCCGAGACGTGCCTTCGGTGGAAAGTTTCGACTTTACTTATAGAAAACAAGACCGTAGGCCTACCAGTTGCGCGGGAGCTGCGAAGGATGTATTCTGGTAGGAACTTTGGCGTTCAGTTGGAAGACCCCGGCTCGATCGACAAGATGGCTAGGCTCTACTCGGTGCAGCACCTATTTGAAGAGGGGCTGGTGTACTGCCCCGACAAAGCATGGGCCGACGAGGTCATCAACCAGTGCATGCGGTTTCCGAAAGCCAAGCATGACGATCTGGTGGACACGGTCTCGATGGCGATGCGGTATCTCAGGCGGACGGGCTTCGCGCTCCGTCAAGACGAGGTGCAGCAGGACTATGAGGACAGCAGGCAACATCTGGGCAAACCGCCCGAACCACTTTACGGGATTTAATCTATGGCCCTTGTCGCAAACCCCAATATCCGCCTTCAGGATGACGAGCAGACACCGTTTGACGGCGAGGATATTTCGGTTGAGCTAGCCGAAGATGATGGCCCGACACAAGATATCGACGAGCACGGCAATGTGATGTCGATTGAGCTATCGGATGGATCGATCACATTTTCGTTAGACGGGCAGCCCCTTGAACGGGCCAAGGATAGAGAGACCGGTTGGTTCGACAATCTGGTGGAAGAGATAGATCAGGCCGATCTGGCGAGTATTGCCCACGATCTGATGAAGGGCGTACAGGATGACCTCGACAGTCGCAAAGAGTGGATTGAAGACCGAGCCCAAGGCATCAAGCTTTTGGGCCTCAAGGTGGAAATTCCCGGCTTGGCAGGTGCAGCGGACGGCGCACCCGTTGAAGGTATGTCACGCGTTCGGCACCCGCTCCTGCTCGAGGCAGTGCTACGGTTCCAAGCCAACGCTCGGTCAGAACTATTGCCTACGGATGGACCCGTAAAAATTAGGGAGGATAACAATAATGCTACCCTCCAGTCCGACCAGCTTGCCAACGACCTCGAACAAGACCTTAACCACTACCTCACCGCCACTGCCAAAGAGTATTACCCTGATACCGACCGAATGCTCCTCATGCTGGGCTTTGGCGGGACGGCGTTCAAGAAGGTATATTTCTGTCCCCTACGCAACCGTCCAATTAGCGAAAGCGTTGACGCCGACGATTTGATCGTCAACAACTCGGCCACCGACCTGTCCAATGCCAAGCGTATCACGCACCGCATTTACATGAAGTCGTCAACGGTGAAGCGGATGCAAATCCTCGGCGTATACCGTGACATTGACCTGTCCGACCCGAAAATGATCAAGTGGGATGCGGCCCAACGCGAGAAGATGGCGCAGCAGGGTATTACCAGCGAAAGCTATAACCCAAGCGATCGGGATCGTGAGATTTATGAAATCTACTGCGAGTTGGATATCAAGGGCTTTGAGCACACCAAGCGCGGAAAGCAGACGGGCCTTGATATCCCGTATCGTGTAACCATTGACGCATCGACGCATGAAATCTTGTCGATCGTAAGGAATTATGATGAAGATACTAAGGACTTACCTGAAGCGAGAAGCAATTTTGTCAAGTACACATTTGTACCGGGGATGGGCTTTTATGATCTGGGTCTCCTGCACATCCTAGGCAACACGACCAACGCGCTGACCGCTGCTTGGCGCGAAATGCTTGATGCTGGTATGTATGCCAACTTCCCCGGCTTCCTGTACGCCGACACGGGCGCGCGGCAGAATACCAATATTTTCCGTGTACCACCCGGCGGTGGTGCATTGGTCAAGACTGGCGGCATGCCGATCAGCCAAGCCGTGATGCCTTTGCCGTACAAAGACGTCGGCGCGGGCCTCATGTCGCTAGTCGAGAATATCAATCAGACGGGTATGCGGGTTGGCGGCACGGCCGAGCAGGCAGTAGGTGAAGGCAAGCAGGACGCGCCGGTTGGCACGACGATTGCGCTGATTGATCAGGCCACCAAGGTGCTAAACTCGGTTCACAAACGCATGCATTCGGCGCAAGCAGAAGAGTTTGAGTTGTTAGTGCGCTGTTTTCGCGAAAACCCCGATTCATTCTGGCAGCAGAACAAACGGCCGGCCCGTAAGTGGGACGAGGAAACGTTTCTCCGCGCGCTAGATCAGGTTGATCTGGTTCCGCAGGCCGACCCAAACACGGCGTCGCAGACCCAGCGTCTGATGAAAGTTGTGGCCTTAAAGCAAATACAGGCCCAGAACCCGTCGATGTATGATCCGATCGCGATTGACACCGCGGCGCTGCAGGCTGTCGGCTGGTCGAACCCAGAACAGTTTATGATCCCAGCCTCGGCACAGGGCACGCCTCCGCCAGAGATGCAGCAAAAAATGGCCGAACTGCAGATCAAGAAGCAGGACAGCGACACGAAGGCAAAGTTGGCACAAGGCAAGCTTGGCCTTGATCAGGCCAAGATACAACTTGATGCGGTTAAGGCGCAGCAAGGCGGCGTCGTTGCCGGCCCATCCGATCACGAGAAACAAGTCGACAGCATTGAGCTGATCATTAAGGAAAAGCTCGCCGACGCAAAGCTTATGGATAGCAAGCTAAAGGCAGCCCAGCTCGGCGCAGACATGAAGCGCGACCAGTTTGATGGAGAAATTAAGCGGGAAGACATGCTTGCGAAAGAACGTATTCAGATGGTTGACCTCGCGCAGAACATCGCGGTCCACCCAGAGAGCGAGCA